ACTTCGCCTTTTGTAACGTCTAGGTTGTTAAGTATCGTAACTGCATTACCTGATACATCATAAAGAGAACAAGTATAAGTTGTAGCATACAATGATATTTCTAAATCATAAAATGTATTTTCTCTAACACTTGTAGAACCCATTACTGAACCTGTAGCATCATAAATCTTAACTTTACCATTATTATGTGTAAATGTTCCGCCAGTATTGTTCCAAGCGTGACTGGAAGTTTCAGCAGTAATAGTAGTAGTTCCGCTTGTTGCACGGTATGTTCCTCCACTTGCTATTTCAAGAGTTCCAAACTCAAAAGCTCCTGTATTTGTATTTCTAACGCCTAAAATAGAATGATTATTAACTGTTACCTTTCCATCTACTGTTAAAGGAGCAGCAGCATAATTAGTATCAACGTTACAAGTGTTAGTTCCGTTACCAGTAAGCGTTAAATTACCTTTAACAACATCACCACCTACAAACTGTAAACTAGAAGCGCTGCCTGTTCCTGACTCTGATTGTGTTACAAGAATATTGTTAAGTTGAGTTCCTTGAAGAGATTTAACATCCATAACTGTTGAACCACTTTCGGCAGTGATAGCAAATGTTACAGTTCCGCTATTATGATTACATTCTGCTTGATTATCTAATCTAAACACATAACCACTTTTTTCTGGGCCTCTTACGGTAAAAGAACCCGAAGCATCTGGTAAATTTAATTCTGAAAAACCTGTGCCATTAGAACCTGCCGCTATCTGACAATACACAGAACCTACAATTACAGTAGATGAATTACAAACCAACTCGCCAGCATCTAAAATAAGAAGATGTCCATTAGAACCATCACCACCATCAACACCTGTACCTACTGTAAGTGCATAATTACCACTGCCTGATGTACTTAATGTTCCTGCTGTAATTGTCAAATTACCTGCTACTGTCGTAGCACTGTTAGTAGTTATATTTGCACTTGCGTGATTTAAAATTAAATTGTTAAGTGCAAGAGTGCCGCTAGTTTTTTCAAAGAATGACACTCCAGCAAAAGTAACTGTTACTGTACCACTACCGTGTGCAAATGTACCATTAGCAGCTACAAACAGATTATAATTATCTGAAGCACTTTCTGCATCTAATGTAGTAATTTCACTCGTCAAAGTACATTTTGCATTACTGTTGTTTTTAACATCTATACTTCCTATTGTATGAGTTCCACTACCTCCAGTAAAAGTACCGCCTTGATTTACAACTAAAGCAAAAGAGCTAGTTCTTCCAGAACCTAAACTTATTGTTGAAGAACCACAAGTTAATGTTGCTTGGTCTTCTGCACCACTTGCTGGCCCTATGTCTGTTCTTCCTGCTACTGTAAGTATATTTCCATTAGCATTAAAATTTCCTGCGGTTATTGTAAGGTTTCCTGACAATACACAACTATTTTCTGAATTAAGAACACAACTTGCATGATTTACAGTTAAATGTCTAACGTTACCTGCTGTTGCATTAAAATCTACTGAAGCTGTTGATGCGGTTGTTATTGTTATATTTGTAGTTGTCCCAATTATATCACCATCTATATCTACTGCAAAACCAGCACCGTTTTCACCTACTACAGTAAGTGTTTCAGCGTTGCCGTTAAAATCTCCTCCAGCTTGTACTACAAAAGATTTAACAGACCTACTACCGTCAAGTACGCAATCGTTTGATACGTTTGCAATTATTACATCATCAGATGAAGTTGGTACTGAACCTGTGTCCCAGTTTGCTGGCGTTCCGTAATCGGTATCTGTGGAACCATCCCACGTTACTACAGCCATTAGGCCACCTCACTTACGAAGACAATTTCAGAGTATATAGGAGAAGCCATTCACTAAATGGTCCCCTGTAAGAATACTTTACAATCACCAGCAGTTATAACAGTAGTTGAAGTACCGTCTGTTGCTTTTACAGTTACTGCAATGTGTCTCAAACCTGTCGTAGATATAGACTTCATAGCACCTGAACTTGCTGCTACTACTATATCATCTCCTATCTGTACCCATTTACTGTTTGTCACTGGTAAAGCTTCTGCTGCATCAAACAAAGAACCCCATACTTGACAAGTAAGCCCTCCATTCTCATCGTTAGACAATACTTGTATTGAAGCTCTTTCGTAAGCCTCTATATCTACACCATCTATAAGTGCCACATATGTAGCGCCACTCAAAGTGGTTGCATCATTCTCTATAAGTAAAGTCTTAAGTGAACTGCTTATTCGTTTTTTTGTTAGTGTATTCGCCATTACTTAGCTTTCCCCTTAGCCTTCTTAAGACCCTTGGGCTTTTTAAGTGCTGCGTCTACTTTCTTTTGGGTTTTGCTTCGAGAAGCTTTGCTGCGAGTTCTAACCCCTGCGCCGACCTTCTTAGCCCCAACTTCAGTTTGGACTTCAAAGACGTCTGATTGGGTAAGTAACCTTTTACAAAACTCTTTGTATCTTTTGTCATTTTCGTCAAACGTGTGGACTTCACCGGGGTGGAACGCAATACTGCGCCCACCGTCAGTCCTAACATGAGTAGGCTTATGTCCTTTGTACCTAATCGTAACCATGTAATCATAGCTCCGATTATGCTACTTTCAAGTCAGTAATTAGTCCTTGTGTATTGAACTTAGTTGCAATTAACTCACCAGCAGTCATGAATGCGTAGTTACGCTTCAATGCTTGCACGTTTGCCAAATCTTCTTGAGCCAAGAAAGTGGTTGGTGCTGCAATCTTCATGTACAAGTGTTCTAAATCTAACAACATAATTGGACCCATTGAGGTTCCACCAGATTGGTCAGTCATTGCTGTAGCCAAATGTTGTGTTGCGTAGATTGGTATGCTGTCATAGTATCCCATGCGTCCATCTAGGTTCATTCCCGGTTCTGAAGAGACTCCGTTTGTTCCTTTAGGTGCTTGTGATTCTAATGCCATTCTCCATGTTGCATTTGAACTTCCTGCTGTAATTAATTGTTTTAATTCAGTCAACTGTGTGTGACCCATTAATAAAATTAAATTGTCGTAGGATGCGCCATTTTCGATTGCATTTTGAATAGTTGCGTCAAGAATATCTAAACTTAATACTCTGTTTGTTCCACCAGCTCCGTCAACAAAACCATCAGCCCATGTTGCTCCATCTCCTCTTGCACCCATGTCGTAAATATCGACTTCTGCTGCTACAGTTCCTGAACGAGCTGCTACTTGAGCGTGGTTTGCACATACACGAGTTAATGTTTCAAAGTTGTTTCCTGCTGCTCCTCCTGCGTAATCTGTAGTTAGCATTGCGTCAATGTAGAAAGCGTGTGCTTCTGCTGCTTGCGCTCTTAGGAAAGTTGCTAGGCCTTTTACTCCGTCATCTGCTTCAGCTAAGATAGCTGCTCTTGTAGAGACAGTGTAAGGACTTACAATTTCTTTGATGGTTGCAGTTACTTCTGCAAGGTCTGGTACATCAGATGTTCCAAATGCTCCACCTTCTGCTACTCCAGTATTGCTACCAGTTACAGTTCGAGCTGTTAATACTCTCCATCCAGATTGTGTCCAGCCTTCTTTTCTCAAAAGCTTGAATACATCAGATTTTGTGTTTAGCTGATTGAAAACAGATGCACCATACATTGTGTTAAAGTATGCGCCGTCGCCTGTTGTCAAATCATCTTTCTTTATGCCGTATCTTGCTGAGATATCTAAACCGCCTTTGTAGTAAGCGTTGACGTAATCTTCAAAACTCATTCCAGCCATTCTAGAAACCTCCTATTATGTTTTTGTTTTCTGCCATTCTGTCTATCTCCTCAAGGGATTTTGATACATTCAAGAAATTAATTTCCTTTTGTTCTTCAGCTTTTGGAGCTGGAGCAGGAGTTGCTTTCTTGCCTGTATAAACGTTAATTCCATGTTTCTTCAAGGTTGCTAAAGATTTTTCTAGGTCGTCAAGTTTAGTAGATTTCTCTTCTTCTTTCTCTTCTTCCATCATCTTTTCTTCTTCTTCTTCCTCTTCTTCAGGTTCTTCTTCCTCTTCTTCCTCGTCTTCTTCGGCTTTCTCTTCGCCCATATCTTCAAGGTACGCGAGTACTTCTTTTAGCTTAGCAAGGGTGGTTTCCATATCTTTCATAAGTGCCTCTTCCTTACCAAGTTCAACTGGCTCTTCTAATCCAGCAGCTAATTCTACTTCCTCTGTTGCGACGATTATTTCGTCTTCAGATTTCGCATGATTGCCACCACAAGTGCATTCTGTCATGTATATACACTGACCAAAAGGGTATATAAGTAATCTAAACTTTCCGGAAACTACCTTTTTTTATTCCAAGAAGGTGTCTTTCCCCTTCTTAATCTTTCTTTAGGTTGCCATCCGCCACGAGCCATTGCATCTCTTAATGCTCTACCTGATTGATTACGAACTCTACTAGGACTCATCTTAGGACCGCGGCCAGTATACTTTCCGGGATTTCTCCACATCTCTGCGCAAAATGCCTCTGGGTCTCTTACACTTTGAAGGCCTTCGTAATTTCTAAGTTTTAATGCATTCCTACGACAAGTTGTCATAAATGCTCTCATACCTCTTTGACTTCTTCCGGGAGCTTTACTAATTGCAATTCCTTTTTTTACTGAACACTTTTTAATTCCTGCAATGTCCCAAATATGTTTGTCAATCTTTCCTAATATGTCGGTTACACTACTTGTACTCCACATCTTACATGACCAATACCTTGCCTTATGTTTAGGTCCGGGACTATCACAGTTGTGTCTTGCTCTAAAGTTTCTACGTTTGTCAGGGCTATCACGCTTGATATCCATCTTAGGGTCTCCAAACTTTACTTGTACTGTATTACCTTTTTCGTTTTTTGCATAAACCCCAAACTTCTTGTTCTCACCGCTTAACCGAAAAGGCTTGTTTAATTCAACCTTCCTGCCTTGATACTCAGCTTTATTTATAATTCCAAGAATGTCATCAAGACTTTCATTCATTTTACTAAATCTTCTAGCTTGTATTGCTCGCTCTTGATTTACTGCGCCTGCACGCGTAGAATGACAGCCCAATAATTTTCTATCTTTTTTAGCAAACAAACAATATTTCTTTCCCCTACGTGCTATTATTTTTTCTAACATTCCCTCTACTTCATCTAGAGTTACTTGCTTTGTCAGTTTGATTGGTTCATCTGCTTTTGCTGCTGCTACTTCTGTAACAGTAGCTTCTGGATTAGCTGGCCTGTTGCCAACCCATGATACGGACCAGAGAGATAACTCGGAGATGTTGTTGTGGCAGACGTCTCCTTCGCAGACCTTCTCTTGTTTTTCGGCTTCCCCTCTAATAGAGGAGCCACCCTTGTCACCGTAAATCTTCATTTCATCCCACACCCTAGTATGCATAGGAAGCTTGTCGTGTATTCCTACACGGATTTTAATTTTACCATTTTTAACTTTGTATGCAAGAGGTAGCCCTACTGGCATCTCCTCATGCTTGTATGAATAAACCCCGTATTTCATATAGAAATCCATGGACTCTTTAATTGTGTCAGTTCCTATTTTATCGTTCTGTTTATCGACGATAGGAGAACTAATATACGTTTCTAAGATTCTTTCGTTATACCACTCTGGTCGATAGACCTGCCACTTAGTATCTTTAGCGTCTGCCACAGCCTAAGATTGACTACGTGTATATAAATAATCTAAACTTTCCGGAAACTAATAAGTTCCTGATGCAATAGCCTTGTTTTTTCTTTTTTGTGCTATAATAAATATTTCATTTTTAATATCTTCTTTGTGATAAAATAATGCACCCCATGAAAACATAGTAGCTTCTTGAAATGGTTGATTTTGAAATATACCTCTAGCAACTACAAAAGGACTTTGATTATATTCTTTAGCGTATTGTTTTATAGTTTGTGAGTTCCAATTTGGAAATCTACTAAATCCTCCTTTATCTATAATTTGAGCGGCTTTGTGATAGCTTTTAATTGCTAAATCGCCATCTTCATCAATAATTGTATAAATAGAATCTTTTAATTTTCCTGTAACATCATTTACTTTTCTACCAAGTAATTCTTTTGCAGTATTTTCAATTTCTACACGCCATTCTTCAAACGCTTCTTTAAATATTTTATCCCAGTTTTTTTGTTGTTTAAAAAAGTTAAGAGCTTTTTTAATATTATCAAAATTACGAAATTCTAAAGTTGCATTCATTTGTATGATGCTACTTCTTCAGGTGATGCATCTCCGTACTTTTCTTTCCACTTACGATTTACTTCCTGTGCAGCCTTCTGCCTCATTAACATTCTACTATTCTTGTTGTACTGCTTCATGTGTTCTTCTTTGTTATTCCAAGCCCTGTCATGCTCACACTCTTGACAAAATCCGTTAGACATAATTCTAACTCGACTTTCTCCTGCCATACACTTCTTGCAACTCTTCACGGTTTTAACGCCCCTACTTCTGGTTTAGCCTCATCTGGCATACTAACTTGTGGCTTGTCTGGAAGAACCAAATTACCATCCTTATCCAATGTAGCTTCTATTCCTACTTTATTTAATACTGTAATTATATTTGCTTTCTGTAACATATTAGCTAATGCTTGTTGCTCGTTCTTTACATTGATATCTGCAAACATTACCTTCCATGTCTTGATTCCCATCAATTTCATTAATGGTTTTAAAAATCCCATTTCCAAACATTGTTGAGTTTCTAACACAGTTCTGTCAAAAAGAGATATCTGTTCGCCTTCTGCATTCAACCCACCTACGCCTGCTGTACTTCCTGTTACGATTGGCATAACTCCATACGATGCGTTTATGTCGTTGTTAATGCGCTCCATGTAAGGTAAAGCCATCAACTCATCCATGTTAGGCATAACTGGCACAAACTTAGCCTGACCGCTTCCTGTACCTTCTCCCCTACTACTTATGATAGGAACAAAGTTTGGATTGCGTCTTGTCTCTTCTGCAATGTATTCTCCCAACCTGTTAAGACTTTCTTCATCATGTCCGGGAATATCAAGAAAACCTTTAGGCGGTCTCTCTAATTTATAAATCTTATTTTGGAAGTTTTCAATGGCGAGCGCTGTTTCGATTTTCTTAGAAAGACCTATAATCGGCGACTGTCCATACAATCGAGCATTTGCACTGTATTTGTTAAAATGTATAATTTCATCACGAGCAAAAGGAATCTTGTCTTCATCCTGCCCCATATCATAAAAGTAAGCCATTGGCTCTGCTTCAAATCCACCTTCTCCTAATTCTCCTTTTGCTAAAGGTTCTCTAGTTATTATATCAAAATATTCATCATTTTTAAACTTACCATAATCATCTACATGAAATCTCATTTGCTTTGCATCCTCTACCCAAAGCTCTTTGACTATCTTATCTTCACTACCCTGAATCCTATCGTATACAATACTTACCCAACAATCGTCAAATACTTCTACTTGTCGTATCATTGCTTTGAAAAATTCACTTGCCGTAATGTCTGCATTACCGCCACTTGGATTTCTAAGAAGAAGTTCTAACATCTTCCTTTCTTCCTTATCACCTGTATCTCCAACGGCGTGATACTCCCATCCCTTCGCCACGGATTGAGAAGCTATTCGAGTGATTACGGTTCTGAGATGAGAATACCTGTCAGCTAATTGTTCTAAATAATTCTGGTCTACTGGTGGAAGAATATCTGCCTTAAACGCACGGTTGCTGCCTGCCGTACCATAAGCAGGAGTTCTTGCATCTTTCAATACACTAGCAGTGTTTCTCTCTATCAAATCCTCTAACGCGGAACGCTTCCGCACTGGCTTGCGCCCTAAAATTCTATCGTACCATGCCAAGTTGTATCGCCTCCAATGTTGTGTTTATCTTCTTAAGCCTTTCCTTTTTCTGAATTACATCTAGACTTGTCTTAAGTCTTTTACTCCAACTGTGACCTGAATTGCCACCCATCATCTTCCACATTATCAAACCCTTACTAGGATTCTTCTTGTTGTTAAAATTCTCAGCAGGTGGGTCCACTTTCTCGTGTCTCCTGTAATATGTATCAATTTTCACTGCCGTCTTGTATCCGATGTCTTTTTGATATCTTAATTTTCTGTTGATTGCTTTTGTAACCTTTCCACCACCATAGCCATGCATCTGTCGTAAATCTCTACCCTGTAATGCTTCCTTCTTTACTCCTTTAGGAACTCTGTATCTATCTCGCTTATCGCCCATGATCTCCCCTAACATACTTTCTAAGCAGTGGTTCCACTAAGATGCCTGTGGGAACATTCTCCGCCTTAGCAATCTCTTTAAGGCTCTCTTTGGTAGCGTTACTGATTCCATAAATCTCCAACCTTGTTCTCTTTTTCATGTATGGTTGGATGTCTCGTATGTGCTTGATGTATATAACCTTTTCTATATGTAATCCCAACTAACATAAGCCAACCCCTTTTTGTTCATTCCTTTAATCGCTAACTCACACATCCATAACGCCATCACTGCATCAGGTGTATGTCCCTCTAATCTTCCGTTTTTACCATATATCAACCTAGCCAACCCATCTGTCAATTTTCTAGGTCCCGGACGACTTGCCTGCCTTATTTCTTTTTGCCATGGAACCGAGTATCTTTCTTTCTCAAACTCCAAGGCCAACCCCGGTATGCCCACGTCGTGTGAGTGCTTTTCGCGTCCCGTGTTGTGACCTTCAACCGGAAGGCCCGCCAAGTCACTCGCACTATGAACCACCAATCTCTGATACCCATTAGATTCTATCATTATCGTGTCTGGATTAAAACGTTTTGCAAGGTCTCTGATTTTTAACACCTGTGTTTCCAACCAACCACTACCTTTTGCCATTACCTTGCCTGTCCAACTGTATAATATCCTACGATGCTCCGTACGCTTATTATAAGCCACAAGACAGTAGCTTGTCTCATCATTCTGACTGTTCATACCCACGGCCAAGTCAACGCCCATTACGACGCTTATATCGTCATCGTACTCTGGCAATCCCATGTCTAATTTTTCATCCAAACATCTCTGAAGTACCTCATAAGGTATAACCGCACTCTCTGGGTCCAATGGATTTAACATATACTCAGACTCAAAAGCCCGACTTCCCATTGTCTCCTTCTCTTTGTCTAGCCTTTCCTGATTCCAATACTCTGGCCAACGCGGACTTCCGTCCTCTAACAAAGCAGGATGCCTTACTACATTCCACTCAGAACTCTCAGATACCCAATCTGTAATGTCTCCAACTCTTTTCTGCGTTCCTACCAATAACATCTTAGATTCTGGAAGACGCATCGGCATCACAACCCTCTGAACGTAATGAATTACCTTTTCATCTGTCAAATTAGGAAACTCTTGCAAAACGTCGTCCAAAATAATCATATGAACGTGAGGACCTTCCAGTGCCTTACCAATACTTGCAGCAGCCACTCTACTTCCATTGTTAAATCTCTTAGCGCTTTTTCGTATTGTCACTTTCCTATCTTCTGCCTTTTGTAAAAACCCACTGAGTCGCCAACTTCGCTTACACAATTCTTCAAACTGTTCCAATTTGTCCCAAGCCTGCTCCAATGTTGCAGAAATATACAAAGCCCTAAAATTTGGCTGCTTGTGCATAAAATATGCCAGCACACACAACCCCCAAGTCGTCTTCAAGTGACCCCTTGCACAAATTATTGATGCAAATTCTCCTTTATTGAAATTTTCTTCCCACTGGTCATGCATATCGCCCAAAGGAACGTAAGTCCCCGGCTCTTGGTCCATATAGTCCGACATTACCTCATCTATGAACTCATTCAAAGTAAGCGGCTGCTCATTCATTATCTCCAGCGCCCCTGCGATTGCCTGCGTGATATGTTTGCTGTGGTCCATTACTTGTGCTTTGCTATAGTTATAACGACGTCTTTAACATCTTTGTCATGAACTATCAATAGCTCATGTATGTGATGCAAATTGTCCGACTCCTCTAAGACCTTACCATCCTTAATTAATCTAATGATGGTAACCACCTCTCCCCGTCAAACGAAAATACACTAAAATAACCACGGAAATCAAACCGAGGTATCAAATAACAACGACTTACCTTTTTTCCTGTCTTCTCATCAAGCTCTCCTGCTTCTACTGTTTTAAATTTGTTGTCCTTTATCAATTTTTTTAATGCCTTCATGTCAATTACCCATAAATGGTTGTCGCTTATGTTAGGAAAGTAATATGCAAACCAATCCGACAATGTTGTCTTAATTCCACTGTCCTTACCCCTACACTTGTACTCTATCGCCATATTGCCTGTTCCTCCCTTGTCCCAGTCTTTTTCAAACATATCGGTCTTTACCTCAAAAAATACAGGCTTCTGTTTATTATTTTGAAACATAATGTCAAAAGCTGCCGTGTTTCCATATGTGATAAACTTCTTGTTCCATTGTGTCTCGACAAAGTGTCTAACTGCACGCTCTCCCATCTGGCCATCCTCTAAATCCTCTTCAAAGTTGTTGTTCATAATAATAACTCCTTAGAAAACTTCTGATTAGCATTAACAACACGTATCTCTAACGGATACATATGCTGTTTTTTCATAATAGAATCACTGCCCTCTGTATTGACTACCTCGTAAACTATGCCCTCGTCTGCATCAATTACATCTGCACGTAACCCACTCGGCTCAAACACAGCCTCTGTGTAAAACTCGTGGTCCCACTCCTTTAACTGCTTGCATATCGCAAACTTCATGTCAATGTGGGCTTTTGTCTCGTTTCTACTCCAACGCATAGCGTTACGATTCCTGTTACTAGTTCTCAATAACCGACTTACTTTGTTGCGCTGCTCCTGTACTGCATACCTATTCATCTATCTGACTCCTACAAGCTTTGCAATTAACCTCATGGTCCTTGTCAGTAGCCATTACATTCATCAAACCATTAGCACTATCCACATAACGACCGCAATTAGTCCAAAAAGACTCACCCATGTACTTGTGAATGACTCTATCTCTGTAATCGTTACTATCCACGGTTACCTACCATCTCACCCATTATTGGTGTATATATCTCCTCGTGCTTGCACTCATAACAGTCTACCATAGGCCTGCCTTTTTTGTTTTCACTAAACACAAAATGCTCCTTTGCCAAATGACGGTGTTCCTCTTCCCATCTGTTTCCACATAAAAAACAATCAAACCTCCATTTCATTTTAATAACTCCATACATTTCTTGCAATTTACGTATTTCAAATCCCTTTCCTGCATCTGACGATACTCCTGATGAGTCGTCTCATGACCACACATACTCATCTTATATAACTCACTAGGCGCGTGTTTCCTTCTCATAAGTTCTTCCTTAACTGGTCACGGTAAGCATGAACGCCTAACCAAAAACCCAATATGAAACATCCAAACATAAAAAATACCGCAACAAAACTATTCATTGCGACACTCCTGACAAAATCCACCATGTTCCTCTACATCCGTCGGAGTTACTACCATTCCACAAGCTTTACACCTCCACATTAGCAGGCTCCCTATTGATGTCCTCTATCATGTTCTTGCAAAGTATACTCACCATACCCAACGCTGTCGTATATGCCTTTAACTCTTTCTTCTTATATCCCATAGGATTGTCATCTATAAACTTCTGAATGTGCATCATCATCTCATGTAACACAACCGTCCACACATCTTGCCTCGTTGCATCACTCATCTGCTTCTCTCCACTTACCATCTTTCTTGTCTACATTATTATGGTCCATATTTGCTAAAACATTCGCTAAATCTATAAGAGAAAATACTTCATGAGTCAATAAACCTATCTGTTCCATCACTCCAGTTAACTTTTCTGATACTTGCTCAGCTTGATACTGTATAGGAGTACGGTCATTTATTATCTTACTCACTGTCTATCCTCCCCTCACACCAACCAAGAAAATCATCGCAAGCATCAAACAAACCCTGCATATACACCTTCAAGTTGTCATCAGTCACCTGCCAATGCTTATCCCTAAACTCCTGTGATATCTTCATCTTCTTTAAACAATATGCACGTATGTCCATATATTTTATCTCACGCTTCAAATCAGCCTCTGTAAATGTATGCTTTCGTATACCCGCAACATGACTGTCACTCAATCCATTACGCTTCTTAGGAATCTAAATCACCTCTCAACAATGCTATGTACGTTCTTAAAAAATGCTGTTTTTTTGCCCTAGGTATGTCCGTCTCCTCCAAAGCATTCTGTATACACTCGTTAATATGCTCAACCAATTCATCCTTCTCCCTCTGCACATCACCCATGCTGTTCAACATCTCCGTCATCTTAGCAAACTCATGCCCTCTTATCTCTGCATCACCTTGCCGTAGGCGGCCTAAAAATTCCTGTCTTACCTCTTCTATCTCAGCCATACGGGAACCCATGTCTTTCACTACCGTGCGCTTTACTTCCTCAGCCAAATCATGCTCAACCTCTGTAAGTTGCTCCTTCCAACCCATCTTAGCACTCCACTTCTGAACCGTACGCATACTCAATCCCCAATCATAACGCTTATTCAATTCCTCCGCTATAACTCGGTAACTCATACCATTCAAATACATACCAAAAGCCTCCTGCTTGTCTGCTAGGCTATATGTACTAGGCCTGCCGACTCTCTTTTCCTTTCCTTCGCTCATAAATCTCCCTTATTTCTAAACATATCGCTCGTTGCCATTCTTCGTTCGACTTTACGCTCCGCATCTAATACCTCCTCAACAACCTTTTCCTGTGCATCATACGCCTCATTAGCAACTACATCATTAAAATCATTGTCCATGTGTATCCTACCATCACCCGCATCATCCAAAGGCTCTTCTACATCTAATACTTCCTTGTGCCTTTCTACGTGCATAAATAATGCATCCCACACCTCATCCGCCATTGAAGATTCCTCGGATTCTACTATCCTCCACAAATCATCCATGACCTTTTTCCTTAACCTATCTCGACCTACCGATATCAAATACCGTTTAGGACGTTCTCTAGTCTTTGACCATACCATATATATACATTCTATAAAGGACTATATATACTTATGGTAGAAAAATATAAAAAATTTAGAGATTACCTACCTTGCATAAATTTGGCTACCCCCAGCCACAGCGGACTAGGGGCGCCTTATTTTTCTTTATTCTTCTTCGTCGTCTTCGCAGTACTCCCTTAATGACTCCCAATCGATGCAATTAAAATCTATCATATCCATATAGATGTTTGCTGTTCCACCTATCTTTTCTATGAAGTCATCTTCTAAAGTTTCTTCAATATAATCAATGTCTGATTTTGTCACAGGATTATACCAAATATTGACTAACCAAGTCTCCCGATTTCTCCAACCGTTATAGCTCATATTTCCGGGCTTATCTCCGAGTCTAAAAATAAGTCTAATTGTTGAGTAAAACCGCCTTCAGTTTCTATAACTATTCTAACTGTTTGAGTTGGTATTGTTGTCTTATACGCTCCGTGCGGGTTTTTAATCACTTTAAGAGCCGTTACGTTATGAATAAATGTATGTTGATGTCCAACCTCTGGTGCGTGTTTCGAGGTCTGGAAAAGCATTTTTCTTCTTCTATTCATTTTAACAACCATCCTTTATCGCCGTATGATTGCATAACTTGACAATATCCATTTTTGAATGTTTCTTCTAAAATTTCACATTCTTTTAATAATTTAGGAAAATCTATTTGTTCGAAATTCCTTTTATTATCTGCCAATATTTTTTGGCTTTTTACTAGCTTAAAATCTATTTTACTTTTTTGTTTTAACATTTTTGTGTTATTCCTTTTTTGCTCTTCTTTTCTCAGCTTCTCCAAGTCACCGAAATTTAAACGGGATTGTTGGATGCGTCGGTTGCGTTTAGAGTATGACGGTTCCATGGTACCTATTATCCCATACTAGCAATAGTGTATATGCAGGGGATGACTTAAGTCTGCCGGTCTATTCTAAGCACGAAATCTAAATTCCTAAAGTAGGGTATATATACCATAAAATCCCGCTTACACTTTTTAATACAACCATACCTTTTATATAGACTAGTCGCTAGGGGTCTGGGGCTTGACAAAAAGACGCCGCCCTAAATGTCTAATTAGGTTAAACCCTAAATTCTGGGTTCCCCTTTTAGGTTACAAAACCTATTAGGATGTTAAACCTTTTAGGTTATACAACCTTTCGGGTTGTTGCCCCTAATTGTCAGTTTGACAAAAACCCTAATTAGGCGAATTGCCAAAATGGGGGATAGATAGATATTTAACCCTTAGCCCTACTCAAAAAATAGTAGCGCCCATAGGTATATATACCCTCCTGCTCTGGGCCTGACGGTCCCCATCTCTGACCCTGACAAATAATATTGTCACTACATAGGGATTAGCATCATTGGAACATAAAATATTCCTCCGCCATCCTACGCATATGCGCGAGGGACTAGAACGACTGTAAGCGTATGAATAGATACCTAATTGACTAGGGGGGGGGAGGAAAGTAAAATTAAAACCTCCCCTTTCATCCTAATCCTTTGTATCACCTCTTCCACAATAGGGATGCCAATCATTATTGGTTATAACTTCATTACAAACTACACATCTCATTTAGATTTTACCTCCAACATAGTATGTTTAGCTCCTAGATACATCAATCCTTTATTGATTACCTTGTATGCTTCCCATAGCTGTTCTTCTGTGTCTAATCTATCGGTTAAGTCTATTATAGTTTCTTTTATTCTTGTCGCGTTTATTTCTTCCATTTAGAAATCCTCCAATCTTTTCTTAAGATATTTTAAGAAATCTATTGCATCCTGATTCCAATCTGCATCTAAATCATAACATGATTCTATCATTGCTATCATTTCGTAAACCCATCCTTTGGTCATTCTGACAGGCAATTTTTTACCTTGACTCAGAAACATTTATTCATCCTCCAAATTGTAACAAGATATACATAATCCTTTATAGGAATTAATTGCTTGATATTGTGTCATTTCATAACCACAATCTTTACAAATCATAAATGTTTTGTTTTCCATTTATTCTATTTCCTCCGTGTCCACATACCAGCCATTAGATTCGAAATAAAGGCTTGGAATGCCTCTGAGGCCTACTTGCTTCTTAGCCTCTTTAAGAGCCTCTGAACGGCTTGAAAATGGATATTCTGAAGGGTCTACTTCTACCCCATTATCATAAACCAAATGTTTAGGATTAGGTAGATACTCATCAGTGTCTATCATGACTCTCCACATTTGCCAATATTTCAAAGCCATTAGTATTTACCTCCACAAATAATACAAGTATTCATTTGCTTGTAGCTCCTCTTTGCATGGGCGTGATTGCTAGGTATTTTGTAGATATAACATCCACAATAATTCTTACCATCAACACCTGTGTAATTAGTCATTTATTCAACCTCCTTTTCAGCATCTTCCAGAGATTCTACAACCCACTTGGCTACTGCCTCCCAAGCTACAGCCCCCCTGTCATCACCATGTAGGTGAACTCCCCAGTGGGATTCAATACTCTTCATCAAACCACCTAAGTAGTGTTCGATTTCAGTATCGAAAGCCTGACCGTCAACCCCAGCCGGATTATCTCCAACTTTGAAAACGGTGGTGCTATCCATTAATTTCTCAGTGTTTTTTAGTTCGCTCATATTTTAGCCAGACAGTAGGAGTATATAACAGTTACGGTCTAATTGTTTCTCCTCTATAGCTCCTCTATATCTTCAGTGTATATAGATGCCTCAGTCCAGAAGAATTCATAGGCCGAATGTTCTGCCTCATCTTCATCCTTTGCTTCTATATCTACATACTCTTCTTCGAACCTGACATATACTCTATATTTCTTTTTCTTGTCGCTCATTATTCTTCCTCCATTTCTGCATTTGATGTGAATTTTACATACTTCAGATTGTACTCTGATTGTGTCAATATTTTGACTGGACAAATTAGTCTATATCCACCATCATTGGTAGGTATCCAAACCAACTCCTTTCCATAACAATCGCAATCGTCTTCATGACATCTAAACCTGTAATCTGCTTCAAGACTCATTCGTTAGCCTCCAATACGAGCTTTACAAGGGCCTTCCTTTCACCAAAGTAGGCTTCTGGCTTCCAACTCCATAGGACCATCTTTTCGTGATTGCTAAAGTCCTCTGGAATGGCCATTTCGATTATGTCACTCATCGTAGTTCCTCCAAAGGTATAATCTGCTGCCAAGCTGAAGAACAACAAAAGCTATTCTCATTGAAATAATGAGTACCGCATTTGTCATATTCCTCTACCATCAAATCTAACTTTTGGTCACAATCCTGACAAGGACCTACATCGTATGATGCAGCTTCCCAATCATCCATAAAATTGTCACTTACCATCTAAATATCTCCATACATATATTTGCCATTATGACAGTAATTGCATTTGTCATTAACTGTGTTTTCCTCATCTACTCTCTCTCCACAATCGGGACACATATAACTCACCATCCATAACACCCGTCACAAACCCATCCTACATCAGAATCATTGGCTGAAGTCCAACTCTGGTCTTTGTGGCCTCTACTGTATTCATAGACTTCCATTTGGTCGTATCCAGTTATAGCTCCCTTATATGATTCACCAGTATAACAAGTCTCACAAACTATCCTTAATGGATTCTTAATTAAATCCTTAGCATAATGATAGATATTATTCTCGGTAATTGTAATGCCTTCTAAAAGCATCATCCTAATTTCTTCATGAGTCTTTTTTCGACTAGCCATAGCTAAATCTATACCAGCTCCTCTGTCCTCATCATTATCTCCAGAAGGTTCCCATTCTGGGTCGTTTCTCCACTCTCTTACTGCCTCGACATTGGTTTGAGCTAATAATGCATAAGCATCCTTTCCACCATATACTCCATAGCCTTCGTAATTCTTTTCTTCAAAGACTTCTCCATCTGGAGACATAAGATAATTAGTTGATTTACATCCTCCTAAGTCATCACCATCTCCAAAACATTCTTCACATTTGAAACAGGCATCGTGTCTATCTGGGCCATCACTCAACATAGGCAAATCACATGATGCACAATGAAATCCAAAGCTACCCATTAGTGAAGCTCCATACGTAGTGTTTCCATAAGGTCGAGCTTGTAGCAAGTACAGTTTCGACAGTCGCAGTCAAGCGGATTTGAGGCATTGCAGCCAACTTTGTGTCCATTCATATTGGACCAGTAGCGTAGTCTATATAACATCTATGCCTCATCCCTTCTAAGCACGAATCCCTTACAAAACATACACGAATCCCACTTGTGAATTAGCCCATTTTTATCTACCAGACTTGTACTGTAGAATCCTTTTTTGTCACACTTAGGACATTGAGAATACTTGTCTTTTTTATCCCACCAATTACCAGCTCCAACTAAACTCATTAGTCCTCCTTGTAGAATAAATACTGTTGTAGAATATACTTATAACAAATGTCTGATTCATCCGCATAGTCTATCATTATTTCATCCCATACTTCTTGCGGAATATACTTCATTATGATTACATTAGTCCTACGCATACGGGCCGCAGGGGAACTTCTCTGATAATCAGTCCTGTTATTCCATTCATCATCTAGTTTCTGGATTCGGGCTTTTCGATTAGGTCGTGTCTCGTTCATAGCTTCCCTAACGGCGGGAGGTCTATATATCGTTATGCCTTCTTTATATAGGCAGCTCTACAGATTTTGCTCTAAACTAGGGTATATAAAGGCCTGAATTTTTCAATGCAATTTTAAAGGTTACCCTATATATAAGGAGTATATATACTAAATGTCCAAATTCAATATAAAGCCTCTGGGCCTATGGTGTATATGTACCCTTTGTGATTGTATCCGAATACCCTTTTCAGCCAATAGCGGCCGTTTAAATGCACATTTTTCATTTAGTATACAACCTCTAGTTGTTAACCTAAAACCCTAAAAACCAAAACTCCTAAACAACCTAAAACACATAGCAACCTAATATACAATATGGCTTTTCGCCATTAATCTAAATTCCCCAATTATCCTAATTACCCAATTACCTAATTAGCCTAATGTCCAGAGGGCGTAAAGTATATATGCACTGCCCCCTAGTGTGTTACAGCTTGGATGGAAATCTAAGTGGAGGAAACTCTATGAACGACACACGCCAAAAAAAAGAATGTCCGAAATGTCTAGAACTTAGAAAAGAATACATTGTGAAAGTTAAACCTTTTGTATTCTGCTCGGAGAAATGCTTAGAGGCTGGAAATGCCTAGAGGCTACACACCAAGATGGGCTACCATGTATTGGATATGGGAAGATGACAATCAAGAAATTGAAGTCGAACCATATTGCGGACCTGAGTGGAGAAAAGTCCATAAGATTATTATGGAATATGAAGCCACCGGAGAAAGTCCAACTCACGGTAGACCAATAGCATCAACACCATTTAAAGAAGTCTATGACCAAGAGGGTGGAGTAGACCCATATTACATGAGCTACAAAATCGTGGATGGAAAAATAAAATGGTTTGAAGACTAAAACCGGTTACCACAGAACTCCGGTTCTGTGGAACTAAAGGTGAATAAATGATTTGTGAATTATGCAATAAAAATCAAAAGCTAACAAACCATTATGGTAAATGTATTTACTGTGGTCATAGAAATAGGTAGCTACCCATTTTTGGGTACCCCTAGCCGATAGTTAACCCTCAGGACTTTAGCTGACTTATGACTATCTGAGTCTCTTCTACTGTCAATGTCTTAGCCTGTACCTTAGTATTCTTTCTATTCATACTATAATTACATCTAAAGCATCTCCAAGATTTATTCTTGTCGTTACCTGCTCGGTAGACATAACACTTAGGACATCTTAATACATAGAACATTAGACATCCTTTATTATTTTATTACAAAGAACGCATTGCCATCCTTTGCTATTGCATACTTGGGCTTCGTGTTTACAGCTCATATTTTGGGGGCCACAAGGTGTTCAATGAACGAACACGTTATGAAAAAACTAATCGTCGTGCGTAGCTCTCTTACGCCACTATTCCTTATGACCTTTCCCATTTATGCTATACGGTCGCCTAAGTCCCTGTATCTATTGAATACGGCAGTCTGATTGCCTACAATATATATCGTACTAGTGTTGTATGAATACTCTGCTTTACCTTGTGTTTCTCTAGGCCATATGCCTATCTTCTTATGATGTAAAGGATGGCGTGCATTTTGCATTGTCTTCTGCCATCTCTTAGCTACTGCCAATGAATTAACTCTTACAGTCTTAAGCATCTATCCTCACTTCGTAAATATCTCCTTCAACATCAAAATCAACTTCTTTTACATAAGAAGCCCACCATTTGTCTGCTTCCTTTTTAGTCCAAAATGCTTTCTCTGGTAGTCCTGCTCTTAAATATACATAGATGAACTCAGTCATTGGGACAACCTCAATATCTCTTCTTCTGCAAAATCCTTTGTCAGTCCATTAACTAAACCTTCTGGAGCTTTTAGAATATCAATACACATAAGCAAATACTTAGCCTTGTTAACTTCTATCTTAGACATTAGTCACCGCCATACTGTTTTAGTAAATCTTTGAGTTTCTTAGCTTCTGAGGCTTTTAAGGCCTTACCAGCCTCTTTGGGTACAACTCCAGCCAACTCATCCTTAACCGTCCTTAACGCGTCTTTAAGGTGTATCCTTGCACGTCTTAGCTCATGCTCATGAACTTCCATAGCCTTATCTAAATCTAATGCATCCTCATCAGATATAGTATATGTCGTTTCTATATCAGCCCGTGCTGATTCATATTGCTTGCTTGTAGGAGTTGTGACTCCTAACTTTATTGTTACTTGTTTTAACATTGTTTCACCATGTTTTACATTGAGTATTTTAGTTAGGACAGGGGGTCTATATAACATTAACTATGACAGACACACACCTTCATTTCCACTGGAGATTTTATTCTAAGTCTCTACAAAACTTTCTAAACTAATAACTACTCAAAAATGAGTATCTACCCACAAATAAGTAGCTCTAGGCTAATAGTTAACCCTTAGGACTTTGCTCTAAAAAACAAAAAAGGTTCGACGGCTTATTATTAAAATCAAGAATAAAGTCTTTATTTTAATAAAAAAGTTCCAGTGGAAATGAAGGTGTGTGTGTCTACACTAAATTAAGTTCAATGTATTCTTTTAATGTTAATTCTGGTCTACCTAATGTTATCTTAGAAGTTATGTTATCTGTAAAACTATGTTGTACTTTAACTACAGGAAGAGTCTCTTCTTTCTCATAAGCTATATTCTTTATCTTAATGTAATCACCTACTGTTATATGTTCTGCATTCTTTAATGTAACATCATAATTAAATGTAGGTTCTTTTAATCTAGTAACTACTTGATAAGCTAACATTTCTAATATACCTTTCTGGTCGTCTTCTACTTTATACAATTTACTTCTAACACCAAACCTTCTAACACTATCATCATCCGTTACAGTTACATATATGGCAGGGTCCTTTGTACTTTGATAGGTTGCACTGTTTACTACTTGTGTTATATCTGTTTTTGTCACAAGCCCATCACCTACCAAGTCTCGACTTTTATCTGATAAAATTAATATAGGCATTTCATATCTTTTATTGGAAGGGTCTTCTAACCAAAAGTCCATAACTTTATTTCTTTTAATTGCATATCTCCACTTTACTACCGTTACTTCATTATGTTCTGTGTTATCTATAAATGCTTCCATGTTTGTAAAACACTTATCTAAAAACTGACGTCTTGTTTGTAATCCTTCTAATTGCATTTCTTCAGTAGCTATAATGCCACTACCTTTCAATAAATTACTCGTGTCTATTTCTTTATAATTACAAGCATCAGCAGCTAAGAAGTATAAATCCTGACCTACAATATCACTTAACTTGTAGTCTACATATTCAGAAGTCTGTAAAAAAGTAACATAATCTACTGCGGTAATTATAGTAATATCTATAGATGGAGACGCTTCAACTACTACTCCCATAAAATCAAGGTTGTGACTATCTGCAAGAGTTACATCATTTTGACCTACCTTTAAAGTTACTTTAGCTCCAAGCCTTGCTAGTTGTTTTTGGTCAAGAGAAGATAACGCAATAGTAACTGTACGCCCTGCATTTATTGTATGTGAATATTCAAGGGCAGTAATAGAAGATATTGGGACCCCATCAATCTCACAAATAATGTCTATTAAATCACTTACTAGTTTGTATCTAGTCTCTGCCATTAACTAACATCCTCACCCACAATTACAAACTCAAGGTCTGCAAGGTATTCATTAGCTAATTCAGGTGATTTGTTAAGAGAACCATCAGACAATTTCATTCTGTATGTAACTTCTTTAGTATTTGGAGAATCAATTTGATTACTATCTATAAACACATAATCATAAGTGTCTCCTTCAATCAAAGACCTGATTCTACGCAATCCAGTAGAACTTAGGATTCTTAAACTAACAGACATAGTAGGAAGTCCTGCTTTGTTTCTAATAACATTTACAGGGTATTTGTCAGCCCCTAAAGGCATTGTAGCTGATAACCCGCCACTCCTACTCTTATTGGCGCTTAGAATAGCTATATCTGTACTTGTTAGTGCATTTGTTGTACTATCTGAATCATAGTCTGTTGTTGTTAATAAATCTAATACATTAGGAACTGTACTTGTTACTGTAGTAAATGCAGTGTCTTTTCGATAATGTAATGATTGTAAAGAACCAGTATGATGATGTGTTTCATCATAAATCATTGTCTCAAATACTACTTCATCAGTAAGAGTAGATGGTGAAAAGATTGCTACAGTTCTTGTCGGATTTGTAATAATCCTAGAAACTGCTCCTCCTTCTGTATCTGATGTTAAAGAAGTACTAATGTAATCATCAACATCACTACCATAAATCATAAGTTCATCATGGCCTGCATAACCTCCATCACCTTTTCTAATGTCTGCAATTTTAAAATATTTAGGGGCTGAGTATGTACCATTACTTCCTGATATTAATTCAACTGCAATTATATCATCTTCAAAAAAACCGTTAACAAACCAGTCTCTATCTGTAGTGCCACTACTATGTGAACTTCCTCCACCGTAAACACTACCTGCGCCCGGAGCATCGACATTATTTATTTCAAGTAAACCACCACTACCATCGCCACTATCACTAAAAGCAATAGCTTGAATACCATTAGCCGTACTATTACCTACTACCTTTGCATAACCTCCCCAACGATAACGTCTTTCTTTATCTGTAACATCTGTTTTAGTTCTATACCTTAAATCTCTATTAATTATAAAAGGGTCTAATATACTTATTGGGTCATTATCAGAATGAGCTGATGTTGTACTAAAAAAATAACCAAAGGCATGAGCGCCAGTACCAGATGCAGTCAACAAACCTCTACTTACATAAAGTCTTGAATTATCTTTATCTGTGCTTAATACTTTCATATATTCATTATTAATTTTAATAACATCTCCAGCTTTAAAAACTTCTACATTATCTACACTTAATAATAATTCTTCATTTATAGTAATGTCTTCAGTAAGTAAAACTCCAGATAATTTTGTCGTCCAATCGCCAGTATATGCAGTAAGTAAATATCTATCTCCACTAACATCTTGAGCATCAGAAGCTACAAACACAGAAGTTTCTATAGATTTAAAATAATTATAAGAATAATTGCCTACTGTATCTGCCGCGCCTGCGGTAGTTCCTTGAGTAAGTACGGAGCCTGCTGCGTTAGGAGGTTTAATGGATTCACTAGTATATTTATAATATGCAAAATCTGAATTATGGTCATTAATTGGGTCGCCTGAATTGTCAAAAGAAGCCAAACCAAACACTTTCAAACGCGTGTCGCCAAGTTGTGCAGTAGTATGTGATAAATGTCTTAAAGCAACTCTTTTGGAACCAGTATCAAACACTTCATTATTATTATCATAAGCTCCCATTGTAACAATAGTGTCTGCATTACCTGCATGACAAGTAAACAAAAAGTTTTGAATTTCTCTATCACTTCCCACTGCTCTACTTTGAGCTGCACTAATAGTTAACATATTGTTTTTGTCAACAAACGTAGAGTTCATTACTTTGCCTTTGTTTGCATTAAGATGAGCAATAGGTTGAGAACTTGTAACTGTAGCATTACCTACAGTATGGGCATCACTAACAAACCCATCAGGGTCTCTTACTTTTACTTTGATACCAAAATTACCTGAAGAATTATTATCTACATTTTTATGATACTTATGTTTTATTGTAAGGTTACTTGCTGTTGTAAGTGCTGGTGCTGTATTGTCTGCAAACTTATACTCTACATAATCTGCTGCCGTATCACTTGCCGCATAATCCCAATTAACCAATACACTTGAAAACTTTCCACCATGAGGATGTCCTGAGATTGTCTCCGCTACAACAGTCAATGTAGTTTCTTCTCCTATTGTCAGAGATGATGGTGAAATCGCAGTACCAGAAGATGCAACCTCAGGCCTTATAACTTTCAATACATTAGAACCTCCACCATTATCATCATTGTTAACTCCATCTTCAGCATATAACCTAAAGTAATATGCAGTATCATCTATTCCTAATGCAGGGTCGCCAGATAATTCACCTAATTGGTCTGTGTTAATTTCTTTAAGTCCCGTATCTGCAAAATCTGTAATGTCATTATCTGCCGTATGGTCAGGTGTAGTATGAGTTTTACTCCAACATAAACTATACTTATTTATTGAAGGTGATGGACTTAATTCCTCTACATTAATAGTGCCAGTCATTCCATTTGAATTTGCAACTATAGAAATTCGTGGCCCTTCTGGAGTAGGAATCTCATAAGTAACATAGTATTGTGGTTTGTTAGTCTGACCTTCATGGTCAAACTCAGCCTCACCACTTGTTGACCATATACCTAAATTAATTGTAGAACCAAAAGTTATTTTTTGTTTATTTATTAAATCTTCACTAATTTCAAAAGTAACTGCGCCTGCGCCCGTCGTAGTCTGAGACTCTATTACTTGGCCTTTTAACATAGCAGGGTTGCCTGTCGTTGAAGCACCATCAAAAGCAGGCTCCCATACTTCAACTACACTAGAGTCATCATGAGGCCCATACCAGTCTGCTTGATTTTCTGTAAAATCACTAGTCAAAAAACACATCTGCGCAACATTAGTACCGCCCGGAGCGCTTCTTCGTGTTAACACTACGTGTACTTTTCTTAAAATAGCTGATGATGCAGAAATACCTAATGTACTTAAATCCCCTACTGTAAAAGAAAGTAAAGTTACTTGTTCTTCGTTTGGACCGCTACTTGCAACTTGTATTTCTAATTCAGAGCCATCATTGTTAGTAGCTTTTGAAACCTCATTTAACCATGTTGCTATTGTTATATCCTGTTTGTCACTGCTTGTTGTTACTGTTTGTCCCATTATACTGACCTTCCTCCTCCAAATCCTAGTTCCCTACTTTGATTAACAAAAGAAGGTTTACCTGTACCGGGTTTATTTGCATCAAAACCCATGCTTACATTACCCATATCTTTTAAAGAACTAAATGCACCAGTTATTTTTTCTATTGCTTTTTTTGTACGTTCTATAGCTCTAGTAACTCCATCAAATTTTAATTCCATTAATGCTAATGCAGCCACTACAGTCATAGCAATCATTGCAAATCTAACATACGGATTCATTGCTAATACAGCATTATTTGCTGCAACTGCTTTTGTATTTACATTTGTAGCTGTCGTAAATTTTGCAGTAACTGCTGCACCAATAACTTGAGCAACAGTATACAAACGTGAAATTGCAATAGCTGATTCTAATATACCGGTATATTTTTCTTGTTGTTTTATTGCTTTTCGCCTTTCATCAGCCTCTTCTGCGGTAATTTCACCTGCCGCTAAATCTGCATCTATACGTTTATACTGTGCAGAAATTAACTGATTAAGTCCACTAGTTGCAGCTTCCATTACTTGTAGTTTTGCAATAGTTTGAACATTATCGTTCATTGTGCTTTTAGCATTTTTATCAGATATAGTTTGTAAATCTTTCATAGCTTTAGCATGACCTTCTGTACGTTTTTTACCTTTAGCCATAGTAGTACCAAGTTTTTCATATTTAGTATCTACAACATCAATAATTTGAATACCGTCTGCTTTGATTTTAATAACAGATAACATCATGTCACTTTCAGCCATTATTGAGTTACCATCCCTGCTTCTGCTGTTCGTTTATCAAATATATGTTTAGCAACTGATGCTTTTTCAGAAGTCATTATACTTACATAACTAAGCAAAGTGTCTACATCGTTTGTATCTAAAATTTCCATCATATATTTAACATCGTCAAAAGACATTTTAGGCTCGTCAATAATAAACTGTAACATTGTGTAATTCATAGGCCTCATTTTAACACTAAATTCATCTAAACTTTTGTATTCATTTTCAGATAATTCTTGCCCTCCTACATATTTATTTACTAATGGCGTGAATTTAGGCAATTCTTTTTCAATTTCAACTTGTAATGCATAATTTTTATTTTCTATTTCTTGCCAATCTGATTGAGTTAATCTTTTTAATACTATTTTAGGAGCTTGAGTTTTATAAAAAAACCTTCTCCAACCTTTAGGTTTGTAGAGTCTTGATAAACTTGGTAGTAATATCTCCTTGCGTTCCCAGTAATCTTCTCTTACTGCTCCTACGTCAAGTAGAGGGGCGTCTAACTGACCTCTGACTCTTACCATTTACCTACCTATAGTGTCCAGTCTGCGCTTATCGCGTATGAACTGAAATCTTTGTAATCTCCAGCACCACGAAATTTTATACTCATTGTATCAACTATCTCGCCACCGGGAGCCAGTGGTCTTGAGAACGAAGTTATAGTTCCGTTTGTCAATGCAATGCTCCCGTGAGAGCCGAAATCTAATCTAATTAATGGGATAGTTGTCCCTAACTTGTACTTGTCGTAATAAGTCTCGTCTTCAGCAGTCATTGTAAGGTCCAATGTTATGTCTGCCTTACCTCTTGCAATCTTATAATTCTGTAACCAAGTACTTCCCGACTTTCCGGGAATTGCAGTATTGTTGTTTGCTACCTTTAATGATACTGTTTTAAGATTTGTAAATACGCTTGTCATGTTAGTTGTTGCAAATATATCTCTTGATGCTGCTGTGTTGTAAATTCCTTTTAACAAGTTAAGTGAACTTAATGCATAACTGCTTGTTGCACTACAAGACCAATTCCCATCTCCGTTTATAGTAGATGCTAATTCAGTTAATGTATCAAAACTACCATTTGCTAAATCAATAGTACCGTCTGAATTAATTCCAGTATCTAATAAACTTGAATCTGAATCTGCACCTCCGTCTGTGCCTGTCGTACCATCAAATAATCTAATAAATCTTTCACCTACTTCAACATAACTTAAGCCCGGACCATCTATTGTTATCTTACTTGTAGCTGCTGCCTCTCCAACACTTACTGTTAAGTCTGTTGCAAGCAATGGGTCTGCACTTGGTGCTGCTGGAAATGCTACTGCTGAATAATCCTCTGTGTAAAAGTCACCACCTGTAAAATTACCGTCAGTATCATCCTCTGTATATTGTGCAGTACAGGTTGCATCTAGTGTAATGTACCCGCCAGTAGTGTAATCTGCTTCTAATGTAACCTCATTAGGAACAACTCCACCTACTAATGTAAAATCACCGCCAGTTTCTCTTGCTAGTATAGCTAAAGAATCTGCTGAGTTTGTTAGTTTAATTGGGTAATTTACGGTTCCACCACCCTCTGTAAAACTCGTACCTCCAATAGCTCGGCCTAAAAGTGCCTTCCAGCCAGTTCCCTGACAAGCTACCTTAAGTGGAAGTGATACTGCAATGGGTCCACGAGCATGAAATGCATCCGTTGACTGACCAATGCTAGGAACAGGAGTGATGTTCATCTCTACCGCTCTAGGGTCAAATGTGTCCAATAGACCTAAATGTGACAAAGCAGAAGCTGCTGGATTTCCATATGCCGCCTCAGCTTCGTAAGCCGCCTCTACGTTTTGTGTGATTTTTACCATTTTTAATTTACCACCTCATAACTTGTGATTTCACAGTTAAGAACATAACGATACCAGCGACGATTCTTGTCGGACTGGTCTGTACGGCTTAGAAGCTTGATGCTTGCATAGTCCGTGTTTAATGCGGCTCCTGCACTCTTTGAATGCGCCGCGTGAATGATGTGTACCACACCTTGATAAAGTTTTCTAAGTCTTTCTCTACTACTTGCTGTAGATATATCTACTGTAATAGTTGCATTGTGTTTGTCAATGCCTTTACCTATTCCTAAAAACTCGTGATTTGATGCTGTTTCATAGCACCTAATAATGTCTCCATTCTTTAAATTCTTTTTACCTATGTCCCATGATTCATCTATTGTTGGGGTTGTACCTACGCTACTTGCCACTGCTGTCCAATTGTTTTCTAATAAATCAACTACTGCTGATACAGGGTCTGCTAAAGTTGCGTAAGTTGCAGCCATTAAGGTAGCACGCCCCTAGCTCCAAAGCCTCCAATAGCTCTTGCTGTTGGCATTGACCTACCTAACCTTCTGCCATCCTTTAATAATTTCATTGCCATCTCTTCAAACTTTTCAGATTTACTTCTATTATCCATAGAATCATCACCCTCTTGCATTAAATTTAAATCATCATTCATTGCAATCATTGCTGATGTAAAATAAATTGTAGCTTGTTTTATGTCTTGCGGAGTTGCCGCGGTTGCATATCTGTAAGTAACATACGCAGTTACTCCAGAAGGTGCATCACTTAACAAATTAAATTGATTATAACTGTTCAAATAAATAGTTCCGCGTTCTTTGTCTATCCAATAATCTTTACCTGTTACATTTGTAATAGTGTCATCGCCAGTCTTAATATTAATATATTCTACATAATTACCGCCATCCCAAATGTGAAGCTTGTCGGTTCCGTCTACCATGTCCAAAATAGGATAATGTCTTAACTGAATCCTGCCTCTATCATTTACTGAATTAGACATTACTCTCTGTATTCTACCTCTTTCTTCTGTTACTGCCTTTGCTCTACTTGTGTGCCATGCGTGGTCTGTTAGCTGGTCTACACGTTCTTCTGCCATATTGATAAATGATTCAACTTGAGCTTGTGTAGGTGTCGTTGCCGAACCTCCATCTGTAAAAGCCCCAACCTGCAAGAAAGCAGAAATGTCAGCATGAGCGCAGTAATGTGTTGCCATTATAGAATCCTACTCAATGCCGTATTCATTAACTTTTCGCCTGTTGTTGCTACAACCATTCCATTGAAATCTATCGGTTGTCCTGCCATGTTCCAGCCTATTGCTCCAACTGGTAATGTGGTATATCCTTGCTGTGTTGCTAATGGTGGAGGTCCTCCGCCATTTGCTGTATAATATTGTTCTCCATTAGATAATGAATCTATCTGTGGAGGTGGCATTTGCCATGCTTGTGGTGCTGCTGTTGCTGCTCCACCTACTCCAAACCAAGTCCAAGGCTTAAACAATGCTGCACCGCCTTGTTGCATAGGCATCTGTTGTCCGTACGGATTCATCTGTCCCATCTGTTGTTGGTATGGATTCATTTGTTGTTGAGTCACAGGAGGAGCTTGCTGAAGTTGACCGTTGTCGCCATATGGGTTCTGCCAATTCAGGACGCTATGATGTGAATTGTCGTCAGTAGCCCATTCTTCGTGCAAGGTGAGACGTGCATTAAGCTCCTCTGCGGCCTCGTCACCATACATTGTTCTTGGATGCCAATCTATTTGAGTATTGTAAACTGTCTTTAAAAATTCCATATTGTCTGCTAAATCTGTAGGAACCTGAACATCAGTCTCCTTACATAATCCTTCTAGCATCTCACTACAGTTCTTCATAATTGGATACAAATACTGAACCAATCTCATCGTAGTGTTTTCTGCTGCCTTCGCATCGTAATCAGGATGCTGTATCTTATCTACCGCTACAGGATTCAAATATCCTGATGGGCTTCCGTGGTAACCGCTCATAGTTTTCTCCATTTTATTTCTTGTTTTACACCGTCACAGTGTAATGAAAATCTAAGTAAGGTAGGTTTCATAATCCAAAACTCCTATTCTGGCGAGTTGACAAAGCCGAGAGATACTCATCGTAGTCACGCTGGTGTAATTTACAGAAGCCTCCTCCTGTATTCATACCACAATAAGGACACGCGTCTTTGCCATGTTTACGCCTTAACCCCCACCACTTTCGTGATAGCCTTTTATGTCTCATCTTGAGACGTGCAACATACATATCCAACTCATCATCAGACATTGCTTCTGCGCTTGGCATCATCTGCTGTTGTACTGGTTGTCTTGTAAGGACGTTTGGGGCTGGAGCCACCTCTCTTGTCGGTTCCTCAGTTCGTGTGTGCTGAGGGTTCTTTCGTGCTAGGGTCGTCATTTGTGGTGGTCCAGCCATCAGTGTCTTCTCCTCTTGTGTTCTTTCACAAGACTTATCATTTCTTCAATCCATTTAATCTTCATAGTCCACCTTTTCTCATCATCTGTGCAGTTCTTGTCGCTGCTTGTCCTACCTGAACTTCTGGACTAATAAACGCTTTAACTACTAAAGCTTTAATTGCAGACAGAATAACACTTACTGCCAAGACAAACATAAGGAATCCATTGTATAACCAAGCAACTCCCCAGACTGCCATACCGTATTCTGTAACTACCGTATCATAATAATAACCAACATAAAGTCCAACTCCACCAAATGCAAAGCCTATTCCTAATAGCCATACACATCTTTTGAACCAAACCCATTCTATATATCTGCAAAACTCTACATCTTGCTGCCCACCTGCACCCATTGTGCTAGGATACCTTCCAGTGCTAAATAGCATATTTCTTATGAATTTCATGGTCTCACCACATCTACGTATGCATTCTTTTGCGAATCCATCTTTTCATACATATCACGCTTAAACTCCCTAGAGAGTTGGTAAGCGACCTCGTATCCGATTGGTTCCGCTCCATCAGGCATTGGAATCCACTTAGGATGGTAAGTATATATACTAATCCGTCTAAAGTTAGGTTTGAAATCTAATTTGTCATCGTGAAACTCAAGGTAAGCTTTCTGTGGAAAGCCTTCTTCATCTACTAATGACTCTAAACTGTGCTGAGAAAGTACGGCATTGACTGTATTTTCTATGTTCTTAACAGGAACCATCTTAGATACAGAAACAGGTGTCTCCCATCTGAATATGTCTGAGGGCGTCAAATTTTCCACGACTGAGTGAAGCAATTCATCACAGGAGACAATCGCCTCTGACATATCGAACGTCTTAAGCTTTACGCCTTTTAAACTAAAATCTTTAACTTTTCCTTTTATTGCTCCTGCTTTGTTAGATATTTTTATCCAATCATCTATAGCAAACTCTGTTTTGTATGCTACTGTTAGAAAAGATAATGCTCCATTAACAGGACTGTATTGTGAGAATGCTGCGTAAGTAAGTGCAGATATGCCCACAATGTACTCTGTACGGGCCAATAAGCCACTGTACATCAAAAGACCTATACCAAATACTATAGCTCCTAAAACACCAAATACTTGAGCTGCTGCCTTTCCTTGTAAACTTCTTATTTTATAATCACTAAAGGCTGACTTCTTTGCTTTCTTTACCGCAGCCGATACGCATAACGCTACTAAGATAAACCAGCCAAAGACTAAACCTTCATCCACTTTGTTTTCCCTTCGCTATCTTATCAATGTGCGGTCCTTGTTCCGCTTCTAACAACTCGCCAGTGTTTGGATTAATATATCCTCCAGCCTGATTTGGCATAGGTACTGGTTGTTGCTGTTGTTGTTGGTATTGCTGATATGGCATCATATTAGGTGGTGCGGGTTGTCCCACATGACCATCTCTGTTCATGTCCCAGCCTGTTCTGTTCTCCATATAATTCATAGCATTACTGAACATTCCTTGATTTTGATAACCCGAAGGTTTTTTCTTTCTCTCTGCAAATTCATCTAAGTCTTGTGAATCTGCAATTGTGGAGAGTATGGTATACGTAAACGCACCACTAACCGAACCAAACCAAAGAGCGTCATTGTATGCCATGCCGCCTACATACATTAAAGTGAAGCCGTTAGCTATGAAAACTAACAAGGCACTCAACCTGTTGTATGATTGTTTTATTTTGTGTTTAATCGTTTCGTCCATTCTCGATTTCCTCTTTTGCTCTTAGCGTCACAAACCGCGCAGTGTTGTAATTCCACGGCCTGTTTGCTTTTGTTAATATACCTGCATCGTTTAAATACTTTGCTATACCCCCATAAGTATAGCCATTCTCTCTTAAAAATACCATTTTCTTACATACTAACCATTCTTTGACGGAAGCTCCGAACCGTATAGAACGATAAGGCCGCTTTCTAGCCGTTTTAACGGCGCTAAAGTTGCTATCTGATGAAGAACCCATGCCATACCATAAGTCACCCTTGTAGGCTCTCTGTGGACCTCTCATGCCTTTTTCTTCTTTAGACATCATTTAGTCATTAACTCTAAGGCGTTGTCTAGTGCTGGCTTTGTAAGTCTCAAATCATCATCCCCTGCCTCGTCTGCATCCAATAGCTGCTGAGTGTCTAAGGTGTGATGCCATTGTCTGATGTTAGCTGTGGAATCTGTTAACCTACAATTAATTACAGAACCTACTACTGTTAAGTCTCCTCCAGTTTGTATGTCCATATGTTTAACTGTTCCTACTACTTCATAACCACCATCAGCAGGAGCATAAAAATTAGTTTTAGAAGCTGAAGAATTACCATTTATGTTAGTGTTACCTGTAAGTAAAGTAGAACTTGAATCTAAAGCAAACTGGTCTCCTGATGCTGTAACGCTAAAATTTAATGTTGAATTGCTTAAATCTAAAGTTCCTGCATTTATATCAACTACTTTTGCAGCTATTGTATTACCATTAGCATTGAAGGTGTTTGCACTTTGCACTTCTAACTCTGTTGTAATTGTAAGGTCTCCCGTTGCTGTTGCTGTGCTTCCTGACCCTGAATTACTTATAAGTAATTGTTGAGTTGTTAATTCTGGAACATTTATATTACCTGATGAATGATGTAGTAGTAAAGCATATAAATCAGATAATGCCGTTGTTCTAACATCTGAACCTACCGTAATTGTCTTTACTTCTCTCATTCTTACCATCGTGAGTGTTGAACCAGATGAAGCAGACCTTAATTTCTCATTAACTGTTAAATTACCATACAAATCTAAAATTCCTGAAGTTGAATCAACGCAAGATAATTCTGTTGTTGAACCATCGTTAACTGTAAGATTGTACACATCTTCTCCAGAAAGAAAGTTTATCTTTTGAGTTCCAGACTTAGCCATGACAAGCGTAGAAGTGCCTTGTGTAAATGTTCCTGCTCCTGCCCAAAATGCACTTGACAGTGTTCCTGTGTTTGTGTTTGAACTACTATCTTCTAATGATGTTCCTGTGCCTTCATCACATTTATATCTAGCTACTAGACCTGTTGAGCTTGCTAAAGTTCCCCCTTGAAACATATCAGTTCTTATTTGCGCTTCAGTTTTAGCTACATTAAAGAATCTTATTTCATCAAGCGAACCTGTAAAATAAGTAGCACTACCTTCAGAACCTAAAATTAATTGAGTTGATGAAGTGCTAATTGTTCCTGTTTCTGCCAACGTATTTTCTAATTTACCATCAACATAAATTTTTATATTTGTTTGGTCATACGTTGCTGCAATATGATGCCATTTACCATCGTTAACTGTTGAAGTTCCTGTAACTCTTTTATTAGAACCTGTATATATTAAGAAACTAGCTTTACCACCTACAGTTTCTATTCTGTAATAACCGCCTTGTTTAACGGCAAATGTACCTTCTGCATCTGTAGTTTTGACCCAACATTCTATAGTCATAGCCGTTGTAAAATCTAAACTGTTATCATCTGCAATTACTACTTGGTCATCTGTTCCGTCAAATGTCAAAGCACTTGCGCCAAGCAGACCACCACTGGTAGTAAAATCTCCTGAACAGTTAAGTGTTGATGAACCTGCATCTAAGTTTCCGCCTGTACATACACTTAAGTTTTTCATTTCCCAATTATGGTTTACGTCAAATGTACTGCCAATCCTAAAGTTTTCAGTATGCTGATTTCCAAACCCTGCGTAAGAAGTAAACTCTCCACCATTTACAAATATATTGTCATAATAAATACCTGAAGCTGAATAAAACATATTAGTATCATCTGAACCTGTATTGTTTAAAATTAAATTAAGTCTCTCTCCTGCTGTAGTTTCAGTATTGTTACTTGAGCTACCTGCTACATTAAGACTTTCAGCTACAATTAAACTTGCACCAGTAGTCGTAATGTCTTTAAATGAACCATTAACATCTAATTGACCACTAAACTCAGCCCTCTGTCCATTCAAATCTAAAGTATCTCCACTACTTACTGTTACGGCATCAAACTCACAATCTCCTGTAAGTGTTATTGTTGTAGCATTACTACCTCCTGTTACAAGTGCTATTTGATAGTCTAAATTCTTTAAATTATAAGTGCCTCCTGACCTATCCCAATCTAAATCATTTCCAGTGACTACACAAGGATAAAGATTACTTGCACCTTGAAGTGTAGCAACATAACTATGACCTGTACCTGCGCCAGACGTTCCATTGTTAACAAATGACCCAGCCGATGTCGTAGTTCCCATCGTTATTGTAGAAGCTCCTGAATTAGCTGAAATATAGAAAGTTTTACTTGAATTAATTGTTAATGCATTTTCTACAGTTATAGAACTTCCAGAACTAACACCAGTCTGTGCGTTAGAACTATCTGAAGTTAAATTATAAAATGTAGAATTTTGAATACCTTGACTTCCTCCATCTATTAACACAGTTCCATTATTGTGTGTAAAAGCACCAGAATCAGACCAGATAGTTCCTGCATAGGTCAAAGTACCTCTTGGTGCTGACAAAGTTCCGTTAGCTGCTATCGTAAGTGTTCCGTCAAGGTCAAGAGTGCCGTTACTGTCAGATAGTGCTGCATTGCCGTTTAACACTCCGTTGATTGTAGTAGAGCTTGTTCCATAATCTGTGGCACTTGAACCTGTGCCTTCATCCATTTTATAACCGTGATAAGGAGTTTGAGGATATGTGTTTGAATACATAGATGCTACTTGTTCTGCACTTAATTCATAATCAAATAATTTAAAATCTCTAATATCGCCATCAAAATATTCTGCACTTACATACGCCCCTATTCTACTATCTGCGTTAATATTGTTGTGCATTGCCGTGTAAGTGCCACCATCTGACAATGTTAAATCTTCTGCAACTCCATTTACATATAACTTAATTCCTGCGTTTGCACTTGTTCCACCTACTCCATTATATGTAGCTGTAAAAAGAACCCATTTATCTTGATGACTTCCTGTTGTCAAAGCATTTGTCATCGTAGCTGCTTCTTTGTTTGTTGTAGTTTCATCAAATAATGTCATAAACAATTTACTAGAACTGTTAATACCAAACTTAACCTCTCTATCTCTGCCATAAATAATACCTATTGAACTAATATCGTCTGGTTTTACCCAAGCAGATAAAGTAAACGGACTATCGTTTGAACCGTCTCCAAACTCTAAATCTCCTGCCGTGTTAGATAAATTAACAAAATCTCCAGAACCATCTAATAATAATGATGACAAAGCCTTACCCTCTACCTTTCCTTGTGTTACTGTAAACGTTCCATCTGTCGTTGTACTATTATCATATACATCTACACTGTAAGCGTCTCTTATGAATGTGTGTGTAGAAGAGCCTGCTGATGCATCTCCTCGTTTAATTATTCCATTTCTTGCAGAAGTTCCTTCTGCATTGGTTACCGTGCTGCTACTAATGTCGTTACCATCTAATTTATATCTTAACAACAAATTACTTGATACACTTATTAAAGAAGGGTCACCATTAATTCTACTTGCTAGTATTTTTATATCGTCTATACCTAAAGCACTACTATACACTCTTGCATCAGCTACTTCCATATCATTAGTTTGAGTTTCTACATTGTTTAGATTAGTTCCTATTGCTCCACATAAAACATCGCTATTTCTTGTTACAGTGCCAAGCGTAAACAAATCTTGAGCTGTTGTATTATTAGAAACTAAAACTCCATTAAAATATGAATTGTAAGCTCCACTGTCAAAACTAATGGCAAAATGATTCCATGTGCCATGCGTTATAGCACTATTACCTAAATACGAACTAGTCCCGTCTGCAAACTTTACACTATAAAATACGCTATCATTAGTAGAATGCCTAAAAATTCCTACGTTTAAACCTGAAGCTCCGCCAGTTCCAAGACCAATCACATTAGGATAATTTCCTGCTGAACCTGCTGAGTTAAATTTAGCCCAAGCTGAAATAGTTCCACCAGTTTCTAAAGCTTCAATATCTGCGTTAGTTGGTATGCCAACATAATTACCTGCTCCACTGGTGTTACCTGTAGATAACCTTACAGAAGCGTCAAGATTTACATTAACGTTTGCTGCTCCTAAGTTTCCTTCTATTATTCCGCCCGTGCCGTTTATTTCTATTGTACCTGCCATTATTTCACCGTTAATGTTCCTAATTGCCTTATGCCGCCATTCAACTTAACAGTTGTTCCATCGTTTATATTGTAAGTTCCTAAATTAGTTACCAATCCGTTATGAATTATTTTGTTAGTATTGTGTGAT